CGGGGAAACCATCGTATTCTCCCCCGTGCTGAACTTCTACGGCAAAGCGGACCGCGAGGAGGTGGAGGAGGCCACCCGGATCTCCTTCGAGGAGTTCAAGCGCCTGTATAAGCGCCTGAAAGCGGAGGAGCGCCGGAAGAAATTCAAGCCGGAGCCTGCGATGGGGTAAGGAGGGCGCCATGGAAAAGACCTATACGACGAAACAGGGCGACGCCTGGGACGCCATCGCGTTCCGGGTGTACGGCGACGTGAAATATACCGGCTTTCTCATGCAGGCCAACTTCCCGCACCTGGACACCTTCGTGTTTGACGCGGGGGTGGTCCTCCAAACGCCGGACCTGCCGGAGGACGACGACCTGGCCAACGCGCCGATCTGGAGGACCACCGCATGAGGACACGGAGAGCGGAAACGGATCTGACCTGGAACGGCGCGGCCGTCACCAGCAAAATGGTGGGCTACAAGGCCACCGTGACCTATACGGACGCGGCCAGCGGCGAGGCGGACAGCCTGGAGATCAGCATGAACGACCGGGACCGCCAATGGACCACGGCGTGGATGCCGAAAACCGGGGACACCCTGACGGCCGCCATTAAGGTGTACGACTGGGAGCGGGAGGGCGACAACCGGACACTGGACTGCGGATTTTTCATCCTGGACAATTACAGTTTTTCGTGGTGGCCCATGACCGGGACCATTTCGGCCGTGTCGGTGCCGGCGGATAGCGCTTTCCGGGCGACGCAGCGGACCAAGACCTGGGAAAAGGCCACCCTGCAGGCCATAGGAAACGAGATCGCGGACAGGGCGGGCATTACCCTGACCTGGGACGTGGAGGGGGAACCCATTACCGTCGAAAGCGTGGAGCAATCCGAGCAAACGGACTGCGAGTTTTATATGAGCCTGTGCGAGGAATACGGCCTTTCCATGAAGGTGTACGCCCAAAAAATCGTGGTGTACGACCGGGAGCAGTACAAGGAGCGGGACGTGGCGGGCACCATCCGGGAAAGCGAGATCGAAAGCGGTTCCTGGAATACCACCCTTGACGGGACCTATACCGGCGGGGAATACACCTACACGGACCCGAACACCGAGGAGGAGATCAAGGTCACGGTGGGGACGGGAACCCGGATCCTGAAACAATCCGGCAAGGCCGACAACAAGGCCGACGCGGAGCGCAAGATCACGGCGGCGGTGGCCAACGCCAACCACGGCGCCACCACCCTGTCCCTGACCATCATGGGGCGGCCGGACCTGGTGGCCAGCCAGTGCGTCACCGTGGTGGGGATCGGCCGCCTCTCCGGCAAGTATTTTATCGACAGTATCACCCACACGGTGGGCGGAGGATACACCATGGACATGGAACTGTCCCTGGTGGAGGCCATGACCGAGGAAGTGATCAAGGACGCCACGGAGCGCCTGGCGGCGGTGGGCGTCATGGACAGCCCGGAATACTGGGTGCAGCATTACAAGGACGTGGCCAACCTGGACGGCCTGATCCTGAACATGGCCACCCGGATCAAGACCAACCTGGGCGGCAGCAGTATCACCACCGTGGACGACGCCCTGGACGTGCTGACCCGCACCGGCGTGATCAACTCCCCGGACTACTGGGCCAGCAAGCACAGCGCCCTGGCGTGGCTGGATCGGCTGCTGATCAATGCCGCCAACGCCCTGACCGAGTAAGGAGGAACCAATGAAGGGAGAAATTCGCCTGGGGAAAATATCGTCCATCGACTACGCCAAGGGCATGGCCCGGGTGGTGTACCACGAAAAGGACGACGACGTGACGCGCCTGATCCCCCTTCTCTCCCATGAGTACAAAATGCCCCCGGTGGGGTCCCAGGTCCTTGTGGTCCACCTGTCCAACGGGACGGAGGCCGGCGTGGTCATGGGCCGTCCGTGGAGCGAGAAGAACGCGCCGCCGGAGGGCGGGGCCACACTGTACCGGAAGGACCTGGGGCAGAACCCCGGGGACGCCATGATCCGGTACGACGGCAGCACCCTGACCATCAAATGCACCGGGGCCATCAATATCGAGGCCGGCGGGGCCATCACCATCAACGGCGCTACCATCGACCTGAACTAAAAGGAGGCGGGAACCATGCCAAACGCGGCAAGACTGACGGACGCGGTGGACGGGACCACCGCCGGGGAACATTCGGGGCACGTCCCCCCACACTCCCCCGAGCCATTCACCGGGGAGATCTCCGGGGCCTGTTCCGGGGACGTGCGGGTGAACGGCCTGGCGGCCGCGACGGTGGGAAGTATCACCACCGAGCGGGACGGGTGCTGTGGATCCAGCCGGGGTGCGGTGGCGGCAGGCAGCGGAACCGTGCGGATCAACGGAAAAGCGGCGGCCCGCACCGGCGACGCCCTGGCCCCCCATAGCGGGAGCGGGACCATCACCGGAGGCAGCGCCACCGTGCGGATCGGAGGGTAAACCATGGCCATCGGAACACTGGGAAGAAAGATCGTTTTTGAGGTGAGCGACGACCGGGTTTTTACGTTTTCGGAAATGACCCGGGAGATCACGAGCCGGTGGGCCAACCACGAACCCCAGGGGGTCAAGCCAAAGCCGGAGTTTTTAGGCGCCGGCCTGCAGACGGCCAGCCTGACGATCACCATTTCCGCCACCCTGGGGGTCCGCCCCCGGGACGTGCTGGAGGCCATCGAGAACATGGTGGAGAACGGCACGGCGGAAACCCTGGTGATCGGCAACAGGCCGGTGGGAAACAACCCCTTCCGCCTGACCGGATCGAGCGAAACCTGGGGCGTGGTGTATAACCGGGGCGAACTGGCCAGGGCCTCCATGACCATCAACCTGGAGGAGTACACATGAACGAAACCGGCGTTTACGACTTCAAACTGGAATACACCTTCGCCGGCGACTACATGGCAGAACTGGACCGGCAACTGGCCCTGCTCCTGTCCACGCGGGAGGGCACCATGCCCCTGGATCGGGAGTTCGGCCTGAACATGGACTTTGTGGATATGCCGCCGGAGGTGGCCAAAAGCCTATACACGGCGGAGGTCACGGAGAAGGTGGCCAAGTTTATCCCCACGGTACGGGTCCAGGAAGTCAAATGGAGCAGCGGAGGACAAGCGAATTTAATTGCAAAGGTGGTGATCACAAGTGCCTGACGAAATGAACGCGATCAAGAGCCTGCCGGACATTTCTTTCATCGACAACAAGGACATTGACCAGGTGCGGCAGGAAATGGTGGCGGACTATGAAAGTTTTATTTCCGAGGCCACCGGCCAGACCGTGACCCTGGAGCGGTCCAGCGTCCACCGTATGGAACTTTACGCGGCGGCAGCGCAGATCTACCAGGCCATGCAGTACATTGACCGACAGGGAAAGCAAAGTATCCTGAAATACTCCTATTCGGATTTCCTGGACAACCTGGCCATTTTTAAGGGCGTGACCCGGAACCCGGCCACGCCGGCCACCACCACCCTGCGCTTTACCCTTTCGGCGGAGCGGGACACGGCCACCGGGATCCCCCAGGGGACCCGCGTTTCCACGGCCGGCGCCATCTACTTCGCCACGGACGTGTATGCGGAGATCCCGGCGGGGTCCACCACCGTGGACGTGCCGGCCACCTGCACGGTGGCGGGCACGGACGGAAATGGGTTCGCCGCCGGAGAACTGGCCACCATTGTGGATCCGATCCCCTACGTGGCCAGCGTGACCAACACGACGGCCACCGAGGGCGGCGCGGAGATCGAGAGCGACGACGACCTGGCGGAGCGGGTTTTCCTGGCCCCTGGGGCCTATTCTACGGCCGGACCGGAGGACGGATACCTGTACCACGCCAAGGCGTACAGCGCCGCCATAGGCGACGTGGTGGCCACCAGCAACCAGGCGGCGGGGACTGTGGACATTGTTTTCATCATGGCCGACGGCAGCACCCCGGGGGAGGAAATGATCGAGGGCCTGGAGGGATACCTGCAGGGCAAGACGATCCGGCCCATGACGGACCTGGTACGGGTGGCCGCGCCGCAAGAGGTCACGTACACCATCAACCTGACCTATTACATCAACCGGAGCGACAGCGCCAAAGCCGTGACCATCCAGGCGGCGGTGGCCCAGGCCGTGGCGGATTATCAGACCTGGCAGCGGGCCATTGGACGGGACATAAACCCCTCCAAGCTGGTGGCCATGGTCATGGAGGCCGGGGCCAAGCGGGTGACCGTGACAGCCCCCACATACACCGCCGTGGCGGCCACCAAGGTGTCCGCCCTCCAGGGAGAGGCCACCGTAACCTATGGAGGGCTGGAGGATGATTAAACTTTCCGGGAGCCGCTTTACCGACATTATGCCGGAGAACCTGGCCGGCCAGGAGGAGGTCCGGGCGATTGCCTACGCTGTGGGGCGGCAGGTGGAAAAGCTGTGCGCCTATTCCGACGCCGCCCGGACCTATGCGGCCATTGCCACCATGCCGGAGTGGCTACTGGATTACATGGCCGTGGAGCTGCGCACCCCGTCCTATGATGAAAATTATTCCATCAAGACCAAGCGGGCGCTGATCGAGGGGTCCCTGCTGTTTTACACGCAGATGGGAACCCCGGCGGCGGTCAACCGGATTATTGAAACCATCTTTGAAACCGGGTACATCGAGGAGTGGTACGAGTATGACGGCGATCCGCACCATTTCCGCGCCTATGTGGGGGACGGCGGCGAGGTAGGGCCGGGAGAGCTGGAGGAGTTCCGGCGGGTCCTGGCCTCTGTCAAGCGCCTTTCCTCCTGGCTGGATGATATTATCACCATTTCACAGATGGATCCGGCGGCCCTGACCATCACGGGCGCCATGGGGCGGGGCTACATGTCCACCGCCCTGCCGGCGGCGCCCATGGACTACGGCATGGAGGCCCCGATCCGAGCGGGCGGGGTTTTCGGAACCATCACACAGACCGCCATACCGGCGGCGGAGTAAGAGGAGGCAACCATGTTTTACGGATTTGTAATCACAGAAGCCGGCAATAACCTGCTGGCCGAAATGGTGGCCGGCGATAAGCTGACCATCACCAAGGTGGTCATGGACAAGGGCACCGCGGAGAGCGCGGAGGCGGCCCGGAAGCTGACCGCCCCCATTGACCCAGGCCCCAACGGCACCAGCACGGAGCCGACGGTGGAGGGCGCAGCCGTCAACATGCTGGTGGAGTACCGCAGCGACCTGAACGGCGGATTAAAGGAAGGTTTCTGGATCGGCGGCTTTGCCGTGTTCGGCAAGGTGGAGAACGGGGCCGAAACCATGATCTACTACGGATCCCTGGGAGAGCAAAAGCAGTATGTGAGCGCCTATGTGGAGGGGACCGCCCCGGATGTGCGCCGCTACCCCGTTTCCATCACCGTGACTGCCGGAGTGGAGGTGGAGGTGTCCTACCCCGCGGAGGCGTGGATGACCGCCGAGGAGGTGGCGGCCTATTTCAACGGGACCCTAAAGCCGGAGCTGGAGAAGAGCCTGGGCGGCCTGATCAAAACGCACAACGAGGATCCCGAGGCCCACAACGGCGCCCTGAAAGACAAGCAGGACGCCATCAAGGCGGAGGGCCTGCTGAAAGGGACCAAAGCCACCGGAGAGGACGGGGACACCTACACCATAGGGACGGCTGAACCGGGCACCGACTACCAGAAGCCCACCAACAAGCTGACACTGGCGGAGGCCATGACCACACAGGACTTTATCCCGTTCTACGACCACGACAGCGGCCAGCACATGCGGGCCACGCTCCAGAGCCTGAAAGAGGCCATCGGCGTACAAAGCCCCACCATCAAGGTGACCACCTGTGCAGGCGCGTCCGTGACCTGTTCGGACGGCGTGACCAACCTGGAGGGCACGGGATCCACGGAGTTTGAGCTGCCCCATGTGGGGGACTGGACCGTGACGGCCACCCTGGACGGACAGAGCGCCACCCAGCTGGTGGAGGTGAGCGGCGCCCTGCTGTACGAGGTGGACCTGATGATCACCGAGGGGATCGCAGTCACCACCCAGCCCAACAAAAAGACCTACTACATCGGGGAGGCATTCGATCCTGCGGGCATGGTGGTGACGGCCACGTTTGCAGATGACACCATCGAGAATGTGACAGGTGACTGTACTTTCTCCCCCGCCACCATTGCCAAGGACACAACGGCCATCACGGTGAACTATCAGCGGGCAGGGATCCGCAAAACCGCCAGCGTGCCGGTGACAGTGCGGGTGCTGGCCAGCATTGAGATCTCCAACCCGCCCACGAAAACCGCCTACAAGTACGGGGAAGTGTTCAGCCCGGCGGGTATGGCCGTCACGGCCCGCTATACAGACGGCCAGAGCCGGACGGTGACCGGGTACACCTATTCCCCCACCGGCGCCCTGAAATTGAGTGATACCACCATCACCGTTTCCTACACGGAAGGGGATGTGACCAAGACCACAACCCAAGCCATCACGGTGGCCAAGGCGCTGGACCGGATTGCAGTCACCACGCCCCCCAACCGCACCAGCTACTTTTCCGGTGAGCAGTTCAGCGCCGCCGGCATGGTGGTGACTGCCTACTACACAGACGGAAGCAGCGGCGCGGTGACCGGGTACGCCTATTCCCCCGCCGGCGCCCTGGCCGCAGGAAATACCACCATCACGTTTTCCTACACAGAGGGCGGCGTGACCAAGACCACCACCCAAGCCATCACGGTGACCACCATCAACACCACGCTAAACTCCAACAGCTGGGCCACGATCAAAGCGGTTTCGGATGCCGGAAAGGGTGATAATTACTGGGATGTGGGCGACACCAAGACCATCACCATCAACGGGACGGTGCAGGGCTTTACATTCTCCAACCTGTCCATTGCCGTCTTTATCCTGGGTTTCAACCACAACAGCAGCCGGGAGGGCAGCAACCGGATCCATTTCCAGATCGGAAAGATCGCCAACAAGCTGGTGGGGCTGTGTGATAGCAATTACGGCAACTGTGTGTCAAGCGGTTTCTGTATGAACACTGAACAGACTAACCGCGGCGGATGGAGCGACAGCCACATGCGGAAAACCGTACTGGGCAACAGCGGAGCGCCGTCCAGCTCGCCGGCCAACTCCCTGCTGGCGGCCCTGCCGGCGGACCTCCGGGCCGCTATGAAATCCGTGTCCAAGTACAGCAACAACACCGGCGGCGGATATGACACGGCCAGCTATGTGAGGGCCACCACCGACTGGCTTTTCCTGCTGGCAGAGTTTGAATACCACGGCAGCCAGAGATACGCCAATAGCGCGGAGCAGAACTACCAAAAGCAGTATGACTATTACAAGGCGGGCAACAGAAAGGTGCATTACAGGCACGACAGCACGGGAACGGCGGTCGCTGCGTGGACCCGTTCCGCCAATGTCGGCAACGGTGACTCTTTCTGCCTTGTCAACGAGGACGGCACGACCGCCGGTATCAATGCGGCCTATTCATGGGCGCTGGCCCCCGGCTTTGTGGTTTAATCCACAAGTGAGCGTTTATATTACACCAAAAGCAGGAAAACCGAGGAGGAAAAAGCATGTATCGGATTATAAAAGACGGGACCGAACTGGCACTGATTGAGGCCCCCAGCTATGTGCGGCAGGCCAGAAACGGGTGCTTTGTGCTGTGCCAGGAGGCGGAGGCCGCGGGGATTGCCTATAACGGGACCGTGTACCACCTCCTGGGCCGGGAGATCCTGGAGGGCGCGGAGAGCGTGATCCTGGAGGTGGCGGACGCGGGCGTGGAGATCCAGGCCGCCAGGGAAAGCGCGGCCCAAAACGCCAAACTGTCCGGCCAACTGTCCGCCGCGGCCCGCCTGTATGTCCAGGCGGCCACAGATGTGCCGGACGAAACGGCGCTGGAAATGCCGGATCTGTTCAAGACCTGGGAGGAGGCCCTGGACGCCGGCACGACCCTGACGGAAAATTCTATTATCAACGACGGGGGCACCCTGTACCGTGTCGTGGCGCCGGGTGGTGTACTTCCACAGGCGCACCAGCCGCCCCACGGGGAGGGTATGCTGGCGGTATATCGCCCCATTGATACCGCCCACAAAGGCACCATGGAGGACCCGATCCCGTGGGTGTACGGGATGGACTGCGCCAGCGGACTGTATTACTCCTATAACGCCGCTGTGTATCTCTGCAAGGCGGATATGAAGCCGTGCGTATGGGCGCCGGGAACCGCCGGCCTGTGGCAATGGGAGGCCGTGGCCGCTGGAGAAACGGAGGCGTAACCAATGGGCCGGAGGTACATTGTTAAGCAGCGGGCCAGGATCGACACCATCACCGGCCCGGTCAATCTTCCATACGGAACCACGGTGGAGGCCGTGGAGGATTACCTAATCCACCAGAGGCGCCAGCTGTGTACAGTAGCCAGCCGAAAGGCCCACCTGTATTTTGCGCGGGATGATGACGGCAAAGGACGGGAGCGGGGCGCCCTGACGCTGGCCATCACCAAGCGGCTGGAGAAGCGGGACAAGGACCATCAAGCCCGCTGGGATCGCGTGTGGGAGGATCCCGTGTGCCAGAAGTACCGACACCCGGAGCATGAGGATCACTTTATATGGGGCCACGCATTTTTTGAGGCCCCGGTGGAGGATCTGCGGCACATTGCCGCTCTGATTGGCACGAGGGGGTGACGGCCATGGACAACACCAAACTGGCGGCGGATCTGTGCGCCATCATCGACAGAATGAATGTGATCATACAGGCCCAGGCCATGGAGCTGGCACAGCTCCACGCGCTCCACCATGAGGAGGAGATCGCGGCGATCCGCCGGGACTATGCCCAGGCCATCGGGGAGGTGTCCACATGACAGAGGCAGAAGTGCTGACTGGCGGCGGGATCGTCCTGGTGGCCATGACGCTGATCCAGATTTCCCCCATTAAGCTGGATCCATGGTCCGCTATTGCGCGGGCCGTGGGGCGGGCCATCAACAAGGATGTGATCGACAAGCTGGACGAAACCCGCGAGATCCTGGACGCACACATAAAAATGGATGGAGCCAGGACGGCGGACACGCACCGGGCCAGGATCTTGCAATTCAACAATGAGCTGCTGCGGGACATTCCGCACACACAAGAGGAATTTGTGGAGATCCTGGCGGAAATCGACCAGTACGAAAAATACTGCAAAGCAAACCCGGATTACCAGAACAACCGGACCACCCATGCGGTGGCGAATATCAGCCGGGTATATGATGACCGACTGATCAAGCACGATTTTTTGAAGGAGTACGAACCATGAAAACCATGCTGCTGGCCGTTGCCTCCATGACACTGGGGACCGTGCTGGGTTTCCTGGTGTGCGGAGCTACGGCGCGGCGCCTACGCCGAACCACACACGGCCAGAGAACGGCGCAAAAGGCAAGGGACGCCCCCAAGAAAATGGGCGTCATGGACAAGGTGCTGGTGCTGGAGGGTGTGATCCTGGTGGCCTATACCGTGGCCGCCCTGGCTGTGTTCTGGCACACCGGCGGGGAGCCGTCCACCCTGACCGCCTGTGTGTTCGGCGTGTGCGGCCTGGAAAACGGCGTCATGGGATGGATTAAGACCAACAAGGACAAGGCGGCGGAGGCCGCCAGAACGAGCGGGAGCGGCCGCGGGGCCGCCCCGGTGGAACCGCCCACGGAGCGGGAGGAACCGCCAGACGTGGGCCTGTAAGGAGGGAAAACGCTATGACAGAAAACCAACTGCGGCAGAAGGTGGCCGACATTATCAACGCATGGGTGGGGGCAACCAAGGGGAGCGCCAAGCACCTGGAGATCCTGGAGATCTACAACGGCCACAAGCCCCTGGCCCGCGGCTACAAAATGCAGGTGAAAGACGCCTATTGCGCGGCCACGGTGGGCGCGGCATACATAAAGGCCGGGATCGCGGAGTACACCGGGACCGAGTGCGGCGTGGAGAAGTTCGTGCAGATCGCAAAGGGTAAAGGCATTTGGGTGGAGAATGACGCCCACTTCTGCCATGTGGGCGGTGCCTGCGTGTATGACTGGGACGATACCGGAAAAGGCGACTGCACCGGAGCCGGGGACCACATCGGCATTGTGACCCAGGTAAACAGCGCGGCGGGCACCTTTGTGGTGACAGAGGGCAACATGAGCGGCGGCAAGGTGGGAAAGCGTACCATGGCCATCAACGGGAAGTATATCCGCGGGTTTATCTGCCCGGACTTCGCCGCCATTGCCAAGAAGATGGGCGGCGGGAGCGACAGCGCCGGCCAGACCATCCACACCGTGAAGGCCGGGGAAACCCTCTCCAAGATCGCCGGGACCTACGGCACAACCGTGGACGCCCTGGTGGAGATCAACGCCATCCAAAACAAGAACCTGATCCGGGTGGGCCAGGTGCTTATGCTCCAGGACACCCCCCAGGCGGCCGCCGACAAACTGGAGGCCCTGGGCGTGATCAATTCCCCGGACTACTGGGCAGACGCGGCGGAGACCGGGAAAGTCAAATACTTGGGGATCCTGCTGAAAAAGGCCGCGCAGACCATCACCAAGGCAAAGCCACGCACGGACACTCCCCAGGAGGGCGTGGCCGCCCTGGTGGCCGCCGGCGTAATCAACACCCCGGACTATTGGCTGGCCAACTACGACACATTCCCCTCCCTGGACCTGCTGCTGTGCGCCCTGGGCGGGGCTGTGCAATAATTTTAAGGAGGACATACACATGGAAACCATTATGCAGTACATTCCCCTGGCGGTGTCCGCCATCCTGCTGGCGGCCCTGATCCTGACCGTGATCACCAACATCATCACCCAGGTGGTCAAGAAAATCACCTGGGACAAGATCCCCACCAATATCCTGGCGGTGGTGGTGGCCATGGCCGTCACCCTGGTGGCGTTCTTTGCGGTGTTCCAGATCATGGGATGGGCCGTCACTTGGTACATGGTGGCCGGCGCGGTGGCCCTGGGCCTGTTCGTGGCCTATGCGGCTATGTTCGGATTTGATAAGCTCCGGGAGGCCCTGGAGCAGATCACGAACTGGAACAAAGACAAAACGGAGTAAGATAAACCCCCGGCGCCTGAACGGTGCCGGGGGTTATCTGCGTTCACGCGATTGCCTCCAGTTCCATATCTTCAATTTCGGCCCAAGTGAACCCAAGGCGGTGCATATCGTCCCCAACATCGGAGAGGACCACGCTGGCCTCCATGGTGAGATCCGCATAGCAGCGGGCGGCGAACATCTTATAGACTTCCACGGCCCGCTCCATGGTAAAAACCCGGATATTTCCAACCATGGCCCCGTACTTCCCGTTTTGCTTAATCAACATGATCTTTACCACCTTTCAAAATTCTGCGGAACAACCGCCGGAGCGGGACGAACACCGCCACAAATATAATCAGAGAAATTAGAAACTTCATTGAAGTGTACCCCATGTCAAGGACAATTTTGAATTTTAGGGGTTAAAAATGACCCCAGATATGATAACATGTAGCTGCTTTACCGCCAGGGAGGATAGGGCAACGCTGAGGAGCGACCCGAGCGCCCGGGCGAGTTTGCGGGAGGCAGTGTGCATGAGCATGCTGCCTTTTTTATCACTGCCTCCTGGAAACCAAAGCGCTAAACCTCGGGGTCCGGGGCAGAGCCCTGGGAGTTACGTTTTTTCGAGATGCCCGGTTTCAGCGGATATACGCCAGTCTGACGGTAACAGTAATACTCCCGCGGGGAGAGCTTTTCCAGATCCCACTGGTAGCGATCTTTGTTGTAGTAGTCCATCCAATCGGCGACAACAGCTTGAACCTGCTCATAGGTGTCACACCCGGCAATCAGAGCAGCAATCTCATCCTTCATGTGACCGAAGAAGCTCTCCTGCGGCGCGTTATCCCAGCAGTTGCCCTTCCGTGACATAGACTGCACGAAGGAAGCATCCTTGAGCTTCTGGATAAAGGCGTTGCTGGTATAGTGGCAGCCTTGATCGCTATGGACAATGGTCGAGTTGTCCAGCTCGGCTCCATACTTGCTGCACATGGCGTCAACCATGTCAAGAACGAAGTCGACTCTGAGGTTGTCACTAAGCCGGTAAGCCAGCACTTCATGCGTACAGACGTCAAGGATCGGGGAGAGATAACAGACGCCGCCCTGGTAAAAGATGTAGGTAATGTCTGTCAGTAAGGCTTTCCGTGGTGCGTAGCTTCGGAACTGACGGTTAATCTCGTTCTTTGCCACATGGCTCGTCTTCATCGCCTTGGCCATTTGCCGATAGGGATTTGCCTGACGGATGGGACAGCGGAGTCCATATTTTCGCATCAGACGGCGAATCTTCTTGATGTTCATGACGACAGGCGGATCAAGATGCAGCAGGCGCATGTAGATGCTCCGTGCTCCCTTCTTGTATCCCCGAAATTCATAAGCCTGCTTTACCAGGGCAAAATCTGTGCTGTCCGTTTCCTCACGGCTTTGCCTCAACGGCGCGGCATCCAGCCAGGCGTAATATCCGGATCGGGATACGTCTGCGATCCGACACAGAGCACTGATATTCAACAGATTGCCGTCTTGCCGTACAGCCTCGAGGATGAGACCGTACTTTACTTCTGCCGGTGCTTGGATTCCCATTGTTTCTGAGCCTCCATATTTGCCGCCTGTAGTTTTTTTAAGAATTCGACCTCCTGCCTTGTGTAAGCAAGTTCATTCTCAAGCTGCCGGATCCGCTGCTCTACCGTTTCTTCTCCAGTCTTCGGAGGGCGTCGGTAATTCTCGCTGCGCCTATCCGAGAAGCCGCTTTCCTGCTTGGCTTTCTTGTTAAGTGTGTAGGAGAAGCCTTCCACGCGGCTGGCTCCGAGAATCTCTGGATCGATCCCGTACTGGCGCATCGTTTCCATCACAGGAATCCCCTGACTTTTCTTCTCATAAGCCAGTTCCTTGAAGGCCTCAGTAAAGCGCACCGTGTTGGCGGTCACTGAAGCAACGTACGGATTCTTCCTAAGCTTCTCAATCTCTTGCTTGGACAGTGGGTTCGTGTGCGTCTTCTTGCTCATCTGTATCCATGCCTTTCTGTCCTCTTCATGGATACATCTTACCACACAAATCTTTCCCGCAAAAGTGTCCACCGTTAAGGGCGTCCCCCTAATCTTCCTGTCCGAAGATCAGGGCACCCCTAAACTATGAGTGTCCATTCTGCAGGGTACAGTTTACATTGTTTGCCCTCCTATTGACAAAACCGGATGAATTGTTTTATATTTGGGGTGCGGGGTTGTGGCCCCGCACCCACTGGCCTTTACCAGTTCAGCAATTTTTGGATTGCCAGAACTATGAGGCCGGACACCGTACCCGCGAGAATGTCAGCGCCTAACTGTTTCATTCTTTCGGGCCGCGCCGTAGGCTTTCGCCTACGGCGTTTTTTCTTGCTCATCTCAACCACCTCCTTTCCTCTTGAACTGATTATATTATACACTATATTATGTGTATAATCAATTGGCAACATACACAAAATAAAGTGTATCTTTTTGTTACTTGTGTACACTTTACAATGTGTATGTTGCGTGATAGAATAACCATGAAAGGAGGGGATCGGAATGGCGATTAGCTATCAGGGCGCATTTGAGAAAATGAAAGAGGCCGGGATCTCCACATACCGGATCAGGAAAGAAAAAATAGTATCAGAGGGGACCTTGCAAAGCATGAGAGAGGGACGGCCTGTTTCAACTGAAACCATTGAAAAGCTGTGCCTGTTGCTGGACTGCACCCCCAATGACCTTATGAAGATTACCCGCTGACGGCAGGCCGTGAACCTGCCTGCTCAATAAATAACCACGCGCCCGACAACCTTCTTATAATTTTCTTGTGCTGAATATTACCACGGGTTTTGACGCCGACCTGTGCTAATATCAAGAAAAATGTGGGTCATATCCACAACGGAGGGGCGCCGGGTGAAGTTTTACGAAATCAACGGGAAAAGGAATTTGTGCGGGGACCGGATCCGAGAGGCCAGGCAGAAAAGGAGACTTTCCCAGTCTGAGCTATGCGAACTGCTGCAACTGCGGGGGGATCATGGTGGAGCGGGATGTGATCAGCCGTATGGAGAGCGGGGCAAGGATTGTGACGGACTTCGAGGCTGTGGCCATTGCGGAGGTGCTGGAGGTCCCCGTGCTGTGGCTGCTGGACAAAGAATAGGCCGGCGTGGTAGAAAGAACCACGCCGGCCTATTGTCATATTACAGAGAAAGAGAGGCCGCCCCCATGAAAGGATATAAGCACTTAACCGCCCATGATCGGAACAAAATGGCAAAAATGCGGAAAGAGGGAGCAACTATGCGCCAGATCGGCGCGGCCCTCCATGTGAGTGCGGCCACCGTCTGCCGGGAGCTGAAACGCGGCACATACACCTACATGAACGCGGATTACATCGAGGTGACCGAGTACATCCCGGAGCGATCACAAAAAAGGTACGAGGCCAATCTGGAAGCCAAGGGGCCGGGATTGAAGATCGGAAACCATAGGGACTACGCCGAAAAGCTGGAGGAGCTGATCGTGGATTACGATTACAGCCCCTCCGCCGCCCTGCATGAAATTGAAAACCACCCGGAAATATATGGGGAGTTCGGGGTGCGCGTCTGCCGGCAGACGCTTTATTCCTATGTGGAAAAGCGGATCTTTGCCCGGCTGACCAATAAAGACCTACCTTTTAAGGGGTCCAGACAGAAAAAGAAAACCAAACACATACGCCGCATGAAATCCGCCGCAAAGGGGGACAGCATAGAGAAAAGGCCGGAGGAGGTAAACACACGCCAAGAGCCTGGCCACTGGGAAATGGATCTGGTGGTGTCCTGCCGAGGCGGCCACAAGTGCCTTATGGCACTAACCGAGCGGGTGACCCGCCAGGAGATCATGCGCCTGATCCCGGACAAGAGCGCCGCCAGCGTGGTACGGGCCATGAATACGCTGGAGCGAAAATACGGGAAAATGTTCCCGGAGGTATTCAAGACCATTACCGTGGACAATGGCACGGAGTTTTCCAACTGCGAGGGCATGGAAACCTCCATATTTAAGGCAGGCGGCCAGCGCACCAAAGTGTATTACTGTCACCCCTATTGCAGCAGCGAAAGGGGGAGCAACGAAAAGCAAAACCAGATGATCCGGCGGAAGTTCCCAAAAGGAACCAACTTCGACAAAGTTTCCCCCAAAGAGGTCCGCATGGTGGAGGAGTGGCTGAACAGATACCCCCGCAAGATCCTAGGGTGGTATAGCAGCGCAGACCTGTTCAACCAGATTTTTGGGGGCGTTTGAATTTTTTTTACTTTTTGTTACGCTTACCTATTGACATTTGCCTATGAAAATGCTACTAATAAGAGTAACAAAGCGTAAAGCGTTGTTACTCTTATTTTTTTATCGAAAAACGGAGGTGAAAAGACCATGAGCAACAAATATTTGGGGCCTGCGGATCGGCAGCTGATTGCGGAGAAGTGGGCCGCTTATGCGTCGGTGCGGGAGATCGCGGGCCTGGTAGGTGTGGCACCTAAAACCATTTACGAGGAATTGAGGCGCGGGAGCAACGGCACCCTGGACAAGAATAGCCGCAAGGCATACAACCCGGAGCTGGCCCAGCGTCGTTTCCAGGAAAGCCTCCGACGGCGCGGCAAGCCCCTGAACAGAGCGCGGGCGGCCAATGAATGAGTGACCCCACCGCCATGGAGGCGGATAAAACAAAGGAGGAAATGACAATGGCAACCATCATCAAGCAGACGAAAGAGGAAATCAACTGGGCGGAGATCGCCAGGGCCAGAGAAATGGGCGTACTGGACAAGCTCCTGGCGGAGCGGGATGTGATCCGCTTCAATCTGCGGAGCGGCGCCGAGGCGGCCATCATGGTGGAAAAGGTGGAGCCGGGCCGGGTATGGATGGGCTTTGTGGACGGAGTGGCCGAGCGGCCCATGTATAACCGCCTGGAGCGCCCTGTGTCCTGGAAAGAGAGCGACGCCCGGAAATGGTGCAACACCGATCTGGTCCAGGATCTCCCGGAGGAGCTGGTGGCCATCATCACGCCCCGCACTATCCGCCAGACCATCAAGGGCGAGGAGCTGGTGACCACGGATCTGCTGTGGCTACACAGCGTAACGGAGCTTTTTGGGCGCAAGTACTGGGCAGATGGGGACGATCCCACGGAGGAGCAGCTGCCGGTCTACAAGACCGAGCGGGATCGCGTGAAGATGTGGGACGGGCAGACATGGCCGCATTACACCCGTTCCGCCCATTCCAGCGGCAGCAACACTTTCTGCCGTGTCAACACGGACGGCACGCCCGACTACGACAACGCGGACACGTCGAGGGTGCTGGCCCCCGGCTTTTGGATCTAATCGGCGGAGCGTATCAACGGAAATCCCGCCCCTGTAAGGGGCGGAGAAAGGAGCCGGACATGGCAAAGAGAAAGGAAATCAAGTGGCGGCGGGAGGGCCGCGGCACCATGACCGGGCGCCAGGACGGGATCATTTTTCGGATTTATCACGCCTGGGACATGCCGGAACGAGAACACACCGTAAGCTGCCACGACACAAAGGGGAACGGGAGAACGATCAACACGGCGGGGTATAGGAAATTCACCTGGGAGGAGGCTGTGGAGTTCTGCCAGGCAATCGTGGCCGGAGAGATCAACCTGGAGGCCCTGCGGGCGGAGTTTGCCGCAGAAGACGCGAAAAGGGAGCGGAGGGCGATCCAGCAGGCTGTGGCAGAGGCCAAGGAGTTCCGGGGCCACTTGGAGGTGGCGGGAATTTCGTACAACACCCTGCTGGAGCTGGAGGCGCTGCGGGGAAACCTGGGAAGCCTGGGACACAACGCGCTCCTGGGATTTGAACGCGGGGAGGGATGGCCGGATGGGACCTGACGAAAAGGACACCGGCCTGATGACGGTTTACATGGACGGCCAGCCGGTAGGGACCGCATACGGCGAGATCCCGGAGATCTCCACGGCGGCGGAAGAACCCACGGAGGCCGTACCGCCGGCCATGATCTCCGGCGGGTCCGCGATCATTACGATGGAGCGCGTCAGTGAGGCCATGAAACTGCTGGCGGAAGCATGGGGCGCAATATGCACGGCCCTGGATGAAGCCGCCAGAGCGGTTTCAAAAATATGGAGCGCCGCCCTGGCGGCGGAGGAGTTCCGCAAGGCCCTGCGGTGGGCGGAGGCGGCCAACAGACCACTGGCCGCCCGCTACCACCGCACCAAAAAGAAGCGGATCCGCAAGAAGTACGCCAAGCGGATCCTGGCCTGGTATCGGGAGGAGAGCCTGTAATGCTGCGATTAAAAGCGAATAAAACCGCCCTGTATAAGCTGGTGGCGGATTATGTGGACAACCTCCCGCCCATGCGGAGCGGGACAGAGTTCATTAAATACCCGCGCACACCGGACTACGCCCTGAACTGGATCACCCCGGAATGGAACACGGCCCACGCCTTTTTCTCCACCTGTATGGGCCGCCCCCTCCTATCCATTGAGATCCGGGACGGAGAAACCGGAAAGACGGCGAGCCGCACCACCTATTCCCTGACCCTCCGGGATCTCCGGGAACGGGGCATGGTGGAGGAGTTCGTAACGGCGGCGGAGCGCCGGCGGATAGAAAGGAGTGCCGACAATGGCGGACTTTCTCCCGCTACCTGAAAAGGAATACAGCGTAATTTATGCGGATCCCCCATGGGAGTACCGCCAGCACGGGACCACGGAAAAGAGCCGAGGCACGGCGCTGAAACAGTACCCAACAATGACCACCGCAGATATATGCAATCTGCCGGTGCGGAAAATCTGCGGGGGGGGGGCAGCCTGTTTTCTATGGGCGACTTTCCCAAACATTGCCGAGGGGATCAGGGTCCTGGAGGCGTGGGGGTTTCAGTACAAGACCGCGGCCTTTGTGTGGGTGAAGAAAAACGCCAAGAGCGGCACCAACTTTTGGGGCATGGGCGCATACACCCGCGCCAACGCGGAGGTGTGCCTGCTGGGCGTTTCGCCTGGGTTTAAGGCAAAGGAGAGGATCCGCAGCCACAAGGTACACCAGATCATTGAGGCCCCATTTGAGGGGCACAGCAAAAAGCCGGACGAAACCCGCCGGCGGATCGTGGAGCTGCTGGGGGATGTGCCCCGCCTGGAAATGTTCGCCCGCCAGAGGGCGGAGGGCTGGGACGCCTGGGGAAATGAAGCGCCGGAAGATATGCAAGGAGGATCGTAATGCCGTATATATTCAGGGTCATTAAAGTGGGACAGAAAGCCGACGCACCGCATGGAGCGCGGCTAAATACAACCTGGAAGAACGACAAGCAGAAGCAGATTTTTGAAGCGGTGGAAGATTGCATTTTAGACACCGCAAAGCGCCTGAAAGCGGGAGAGCCTGTCAATGCGGATGGACTTCAAGCCTTATTTGATGGGGTGCGGATCATTCACCACATGCGGAACATGGACCGGGAGGCATTGCGGGATATGATCCAGTTTTCAAACAAGGAGGAGGACGCATGAGCAAAGAAAGGGGACGGCCCGCCCGCCTGGAGGTGGGGATGGAAGTTGTCCGGATCCCGCAATCCCTCTATGAAGCAGATGGAAAAGGAAAGGGTGAACGCAGGCCCATGCGGGGCCGTGTCGTGTATATCCACCCGCGGGGCCTGTTCCATACAGTGGAATTTCAGACACGCGGCAGAACGGTAAAGGAAAGTTTTCAGGGGATGGAGGTATAGCCATGAATTTTTTGGAAATGAACGGACTGCAAACGGCGCAGACCCATTTTAAGGACATTTTTCGGGACAACATCCACCGGGACTATGCGGACGCCATGCTGGACTGGCTGGAGCGGGAAACGGACTTTTTCACGGCCCCGTCCTCCACGAAGTACCACGGGGCACACACTGGCGGCCTGCTTGCCCATAGCCTGAATGTGTACCACCGCCTGCGGGATATTGCGATCCGCGACCTGGCGGGCAAGGAGGATCCAGGGAAATACCGCCTTTCGGAAGAACAGGAGGAAACGGTGGCGATCATTGCCCTGCTGCATGATGTGTGCAAGGTAGGGTGCTACCGCCTGGAAACCAAGCGGAGGAAGAACCCGGAAACTGGCCGCTGGGAGGATTACGAGGGATATACATACAAGGATCCCCTGCCGCTGGGGCATGGAGAGAAAAGCCTGTACCTGATCCAGCGCCACATGGGCCTACTGCCGGAGGAGGCGCTGGCCATCCGGTGGCACATGGGAGCATACGATGACGCGGCCAAGACGGACAACCGCGCACTTTCGGCGGCCATGGCGGCCTCCCCGTGAGTATGGCGCTTACAGGAGGCAGACATGTGCGCGGCCTGGATCGACGAACAGGAGGCCGGGGAATGAAAAAGGAGCTTTGCAAGCCCTGCGCCATTGCCCTGGCTGGCCGTGGAAAGACCGTAAAGCCCGCCAGCGGACGGTGCGAGAAAATCACCGGTGCGGAGTGTGGCCGCCGGCGTTTCGGGTACACCTACGAGGTGACCGGCAGAGCAACCCGCGGAAAAAAGGAGGACAAGCAGACATGAGCCAGAGAAAGGCCAAGGAGTACCGCCAGGCCATGGAGCAGTACCGGGGCGTGGTGGAAGATGTGGACGATCTGAAACGCCGGATTGGGGCCATGGAAGCCCGCCACCGCAAGGAGGACCAGCTGGAGGAGATCAGCCGCAGGCAGGCCAGGCGGGAGGCGGAGAAGCGGGAAGCCAACAGGGCGGAATACCGGGAACACATGCGGAAGATCAACGCAGAGAAGCGGCGGAGGAAAGTTGCCAGGCGGCGGATCGCTTTTCTGGCTTGCATGGCCATCCTGGCGCTGGCCCTTGTGTGCGCCCTTGTAACGGCCTGTTCGGCGCGTGGCAACGGACCGGCAGAGGAGCGGGAGATCAACAGCGCCGCCACCGTCTCCCCGCCGGTTACACTGGTAAGCGCAGAACCGGACATGTGGGACGGCGAGGGAGAGGATCCGCTGGAGGCAGAGAAGATCGAGGAGGCCCTGCTGGCCTCCGGGTATTTCTCCATAGCGGTGCCCATGTGCTACGAATACCAGGACTATATGCGGACCTACTGCGCGGCCTATAAGTGTCCCTATCCCCTGGCCCTGGCCGTGGCGGAGGTTGAAAGCCACTTTAATATGGAGGCCGTGGGCACCGCCGGCGAGGTGGGGATCATGCAGTTAAATCCGGGGCCGGATGGTGCCTACCACGCAGAGCTGGAGGCGGCCACGGGACTGGACCCCACCACCCCCTCCGGGAACATTGCCGCCGGGTGTTACCTGCTGGGAAAGTACATGCAGGAATACGGGGACACAAACAAGGCGGCCATGGCGTACAACATGGGAGTGAGCGGAGCGGAAAACGCCTGGGCGGAGGGTATCGCCTCCACTGACTACTCCGCCGCCGTGGTGAAGGCCATGGAGCGGTGGGAGGTCACAGTGAACGCATGGAATGGAATTTGAACCAGGAGGCAACGCGCACCGCAGCGGCCAGGAGGGCAAGGATCCTCCGCTGGCGTGTTCCTGGCCGCTCCAAGGTGGTCCACCCTGCCCATGGGGCCGTGGTGGTCCCCCACGCCTCCAACCTGTGCGCGATTATGAACGCGGCAGAGGTGTGGGGATGTGACTGGGCGGAGATCCTGGACGCGCAGGTGTGGGCGGCACCAGGGGAAAAGGCGGCCCCCATGCCTACATTATATAAATAAAGGAGGCGGCGAAATGCTGATCAATGAAAGCGGCCTGGTGCGCTGTATCAAGCGGGCCTATAAATCCGCCGGGTATGCGGTGGCCGCAGAGGGCGATTGCATGACGATCTACACAGAGCAATGGTATATCCAATGCAAGCGGGCGGCCATCCCCCGCAAGGTGCTGGCCACCATCGTGGAACACATGGGCATGATACCGGACACAGAACCCGTGTCCATCGTAAAGGATGGAGAGCCGCAGCTAATCATGCCGGATGTGGCGGCGGATGAAATTGCACACTGGAGGACCGGGGAGCGCACCGACGCGGTGACCATGGCCACGGTGATCATGCAGGGCTACCAGATTTTCCAGCCGGACGGCGGCGGGGCCTGCTACGGGGTGAGCCTGCTTGACCTGGGGATCATGGAGCGGGAAATGGTGGAGCATGGAGCCGCTGCTGTGATCGACGGGGACCGCCTGCTGTGGCGCGGGGACACCGAGGTGGTGGCCATGGACGCAGTAAGAAAAGCCCGGTCAAACTGGGCCAAGGAATGGGAGCGGGCCGTGTGGAACGCCCTGGAGGGCGTGGACCTCCACAAAGAGGAGGCATGACGATGGGAAAGACGAATTTTGACCGGATCACCGCCTCCCCGGAGGCCCTGGCCTCTTTTTTGGCCTCCCTCCCCTGCCTGGACGCGCCATGGGATGACGATTTTCACCGGATTTTCTGCGACAACTGCCCCATGGAGGACTGCCCCAAGGTATGCCCGCACGAAGCGGAGCGGAACAGCCCGGCGTGGTGGCTGTCACTTTCGCCAGATCTGAACCCATGAAAAATAGAGATAACGCCGGGTTGCACATAGAAAACCGACAGATCCAGTACATTGCCCGGATTAGCCATGGAAAGGACAGCATGAAAATGCTGGATGTGATCATTTCGAGGGGGCTAAAGCTGGATCGAATTACAACAACAGATATATGGGCAACTGAAACAATCCGCGGGGAATACCCGGAAATGGTGAAGTTCAAAGAACGGGCAGACGAATATATCTGGCAAAAATACCGTATCGAGGTGGAACACCTGTGCGCTATGCGGAACGGCGAGAAACAGACCTATGAAAGACTGTTCTACCATGTTCCAAAGCGGAAATCTGCGGGGGGGGGGCATTGAAAACAGGGAAAATCCTGGGTTTTCCGACCCTGTGGGGGCCGTGGTGCCAATCGGACCTAAAACGCGGTGTGAAGCACCGAGCAAAAGAGTGTCTATCCACAAAGATAATTTCGGGCCGGACAGTATCAAAGGATTTCCTGTCAGCTTTACAAACAAGGGAACCTGGTGCCAACGCCTCAAAACCAGATTTTTAGAAAGCCCCGCCGCGAGGGGCGGTACAAATATCGTGGAATACCTGGGAATAGCAGCAGATGAACCGGGACGGTTCGGGCAACTGAATGAACGCAAGCGCGCTCCGCTGGTAGAGTTTGGTATTGAAGAGGGCCTTTGCGGCCTGTACTGCCAGTACGAGGGTATTTTGGCCCCAAGCTACGAAACGAGCTGCCGGGACGGGTGTTGGATGTGCCACAATCAGGGTGTAAACCAACTCCGGCAGCTACGCAAGAACCACTCGGAGCTATGGGCAATCCTGCTGAAATGGGACGCAGACAGCCCGGTAAATTTCAAGCCAGACGGGCGGACGGTCCATGACTATGAATTGCGGTTTCAATTAGAGGATGACGGCCTGTTGATACCAGGTGATACACGCTTTAGGTGGTCCATGCTGAATGAGCCATTAAATTACAGAATGTTTTAAGAGAAATACGGAGGCATGTATATGGAAGTAACTGTAAACATGAGCGCCGAGGAGTTTCAGAAGTTCATGGACTGGAAAAAAGAACGGGACTATTACGAAAAGGAACTGGTCAAGGAAACAGATAAGAGGGAATTTATGGCAAAGAAAACGACCTGGGCCATTGAGAAAGACCCGAAGCGGCCCGGCAAGGTCAAGATCGTGGACCAGGAACACGCGGCGGAGCTGCTGGAGCTGGCCAATGACTACCTATCATAAAAAGAAAACCACCTGCGCCCGGTGCTGACAACACGGCGCAGGTGGAGCAAATGCGAGGCGGCCAAAAGGCCGTCCTGGAATGGCTATATTATAGCATACTCCCGGACGGCCTGCAAGCCGCAAAATTCAACGGGGCCGCGGCCCCGTATAGCTCCGGTAAGAGCTATTAGTAAAGTGACCAGCAGGCCCAAAGGAGGAGTACAGCATGGCCTATGTCCATAGGCGGGTAAAGGCTGGCCGCACCATCGAACACAGGAAAATGCAGTCATACCGGATCCACACCAAGGGGGTCCAGAGAGGCCCCAACCATGGGACCACATCGAAGAAGCAGGCCAAGGTCAACGAGCGGGTGGCAGAGGAACACCTGCGCTGGGACCTAAACGCCAACTTTGACCACCGGGATCTCCACGCCGTCCTGCACTACTATGTCAAGGACACCACTTTCCCGGAGATACTGGCGGACAAGGCCGCCTTTCTGTCCAACCTGCGGAAGATTTGCAAAAAGCGCGGGATCAAGTACAAGGCGGTGGTGGTGATTGAAACCAAGCGCATGACAAACCCGCACATTCATGTGGTAATAACGCGCATGGACCCGGAGATCATCACCGAGGCATGGGAGAGCGTACCAAGGGGCGGCGGGGGTATCAGCTTCAAACCCCTGGACCGCAGAGGGAACCATGAGAAGCTGGCGCAATACCTGGTCAAAGAAAGCCGATCCACCATGGAGAAATACAGGGAGCTGGGGAAACGGGGAAAGCGGTACAGCAAGACCCAAAACATGGATAAGCCCGTGATTACATACACCCCCGTGTCTGCCTCCTCCTGGCGTAAGGAGCCAAAGGCCAGCAAGGGCGCCGTGCTGTACAAGTTCGATGACGGATCCACCACCCGGAGCGGGTGGCATGAGATCAGCGGCTACCCATACCAGGAATATTTCGAGGTTTTCAACGAATAGGAGGACAAGCCAATGAAAATTTACATAGCGGGAAAAATTGCCGGGGATCGGCGGTATCGGGCCAAGTTTCGAGAGGCGGCCAAGGCCCTGGAGGCGGCAGGCCATGTAGTCCTGAACCCCGCCACCCTGCCGGACGGCCTGGCCGACGGGGACTATATGCGGATCGCGCTGGCCATGCTGGAGGCGTCGGACCTGGC